ATGGCTTCAAATTGAACCTAGGAAAATCTCGCGCTTGGCTCAAAGGCAAGGGTGGCGATTACTGGGATGGCCGGTTGTGCGTGATGGTGCACGCACCCGGTAGACCCTACTTGTTCATTGATCCATCCGGAGGAGACAGCGTTCGCTACCTCGCGCGTCTGGGCTGATCAGTCGCAGAAAAGCAACTAATCAGAAAGATCTGATGAATCGCTTTACTTCTGTCCAAGGTAGAGCGTTCATAGAGTCATCGCAACGCAAACGGAGAAACAACATGAAAACCGAACACGAAATCAAAGCGCAATACGCCGAAGAAGCGGCCCTCAAAGCCCTGTTGCATGCACAAACGACACTCGAGGCAAACATACGTGAGTTGGATCGCTACATCGAAAAATTCAAAGAAGCCTCCACCGCAAAAGACAAAGCAGCAGTTTTGAATTGGAGCTTGAACCACTTGGTTTGCAACATAACACCGAACTTGCGCTTAGACCTGATTGCCAACGCCCAAGCGGAATTGGCACAAACAGAAAGCTTCCCCAAAGGAGAGTCGATATGAGTCAATCTGAAAAAGCCACCCACGTTTTAGTGAGCCTGCGCAAGAAAACCAAACAGGAAGTCTTTACCGCATGGACAACGCAATGCTTGGGAAAAATCCATAACGCCAAGGTTCACGAGATGCGCAAGTCTTGGATGATCTACGACATCATCAGAAGCCAGTTCGGCGAATTGATTGCCGACCAACTAGCTTGAGCATGGAAATTGTTCGAGCGCATCGCACAGATGCCAACAATCGGTCACGTGGGCAATGCGTGGTCACTTTGGAGTGGTACCGCAACACCATCATGGCCATCACTCACATGGAGCGACGCTATCTACCCACGGGGAGAACAAGCATTCGCTCAACTGGTGAAGTAGTCGTTGAAATGATGGCCCGTGATTATTTCGTTGAGCGTCTGTGGCTCAAAACAGATGGCACCTCTCTTTGGGAACAACAGCCGCTAGCGCTGTAAAAAAAGGCGGCAAGGTAGAAACCTCTGCCGCCTTGTGCGAGCCACAAGAGAAATGATTACTTCTTCTTGTTCACTGCTGCTTTGAAAGCTGCACCAGGTGTGAACTTAGGCACATTGGCAGCAGCGATCTTCAATGCTTCGCCAGTACGTGGGTTGCGACCCGTACGTGCAGCGCGCTTGGTGGCCTTGAAAGTACCAAAGCCAATCAACTGGACATCTTGCTTCTTAGCAACAGACTTGGTGATGATTTCAAGCAATGCATCGATTGCACGACCAGCAGCGGCCTTTGACATTTCGGTTTCGTGGGCCAACGCCTCGATCAATTCAGTCTTGTTCAATTTTTTCTCCTTTTGATGAACGGTCGAGATTCTGACACGGCCATGTGTCAACTCGCTCAAGGGTTTTCGACAAGAACTTGAGGCGTATCAAGCTCTGCCGTATCTGCACGGTGAAGGACTGCCTTCTTGCCCGTGAAGTCCTCCCAACGCTTGACGATCACATCAACGAACTTGGGATCCAACTCCATGAGTCGGGCGTATCGGTTGGTTTTTTCACAAGCAATTGCTGTGGTGCCA